GGGTATCTTCGGATACCCTTTTTTATTTTAAACTACTATGAACTTTACTGTATACACAAGGGAAGGATGCCCTTATTGCACCCAGATTAAACAGGTTTTAGATGGTAAAGGATATAATTACAGAGAATATAAATTAGGAACTGACTTCCAAAGAGAAGCATTCTATGGTCAATTCGGGCAAGGTTCTACGTTCCCTCAAGTAGTTCTTAATGGAACTAATCTTGGTGGGTGTACTGATTCTGTTAAATATTTGCGCGAGAATAATATGATTTAATAATGGAAGAACTATATGATCTAGTTGAGCATGCTATTGATAAAGCATTTTTAAATGAAGACTATTCATTTAATTGTCGTAATTATCTAACAGACATTGACGCTGACCGCACTGCAGTTAAAGAGTTTATTAATTCATCTACTGCAGGTAACACTGCTCTTATAATTAAAGATCTCGACATGTATATCAATGAGGATGAACCTACGGCAACGGAAGCTTATGGTCACCTCGGTAAAGAGAGAGCACGTATTGTCAAAGACTATTTGTATGCTATACTACATGATGCTTGGTATTACTAAATGAAAATTACTATTGTTGGTGCAGGTAATGCTGGTTGCTTTACTGCTTTACATTATGCTATGTTTACCAGGCATATTGATTGTGAAGTAGAACTAGTACATAATCCTGACATCCTTCCTGAACCTGTAGGACAGGCAACATTTCCTAATGAACCTGAGTTGTTGGACAATGCTCTAGGTTTTAATTGGCATAATAATTTTATCCATGCTACACCTAAGACAGGTATACTGTATGAAGGTTGGGGTAAGAAGAACAAATCATTTTTCCATCCATTCCCTGCTGATTCTGTAGGATTACATTTATGTCCTGTTGAATTACAAAGAGAAATATTACAGTCAGGATTGTTTAAGGTACGAGAAAGTAATGTACTTGATCCTAAAGATGTTGATGCTGACTATGTGTTTGACTGTAGAGGTAGACCAGATGACCTTACAGACTATGATGATTTAATTAATCCTCTCAATGCTGCTATTATTGCAAGACCTAATTGGGATACTGGTAAAACTCTTTGGACTAGGACAGTAGCAACTCCTGATGGTTGGACGTTTATTATTCCTACTCACTTCTATTCACAGTCTCGTGGAGGTTCTGCTGGTTACTTATACAATAGTGATATAACTTCTAAAGAAGAAGCAGAAAATAATTTCCAAGATCAATTTGATGTTGATGTAAGAGAAGCAAAGTATATTAATTTTAAGAGTTACGTTGCTAAGAATCCTGTCGTTGATGATAGGATCTTTTTGAACGGTAATAGATTATTCTTCTTAGAACCTTTGGAAGCTACAGCAATACATACTTCCTTACAGTGGGCAAGAGAATGTTTTACTGTTAGTGTCATTAAGGAACGTACAACTCAGGATATTGCAAAGTATATTAGAAAACATATCAATGAGATTCAAAACTTTATTCTATGGCATTATCAATTTGGTTCTAAGTATGACACTCCCTTCTGGGATTATGCTAAGACCTTAGCAGATACTACGTCTAAGGATATGAAGTTTGATATTCTCTTACAACAAGTAGATGGAATGAGTCTTGAAGATATTAAGTTTGGAGAGATGGTATCTAATAATCCTGACTATGGTGCTTGGCATCGTAGCAGCATGAAGAACTGGATTAATGGAGTGACAAAAACTTTATAGTATGCTATACTGAATACTAGCTAAATATTTTTAGCAGACAGGAGGTACTATGCAAATCGCTTTAGTTGTTCTAATGGTGATAGGTGCCTTTATACTGGGGGTATTAGTCTCTTGGTTGGCAAAAGGATATGTAGAAGACTACATTGAAAATGCTGCTTACTCCAAGGCAATCATTCACCCAGAGATGTTAGATGAAAATGGGAATATAATCCATGATGAACTCATCTACCTTCGCAAATACCAAGAGTTTGAATCTAAAGATGATGACGATGAGGATTAATTATGCCTAAATCTATGGAAAATAGTAACCCTAGGTTACTTATTAGTGAGATCTTGAGAAAGGTTTCCAATGCAAAATCAAAAGAAGATAAAGTTAAAATCTTAAGAGAGAATAATAGCACTGCTCTTAGACAACTTTTGATTATCAATTTCGATGAGAGTATAGTCTCTATGCTTCCTGAAGGTGATGTTCCTTACTCACCTAATGATGCACCAGCAGGGACTGATCACACTAGGTTAGAACAGGAATACAGAGGTCTGTATAGGTTCTTCAAGGGTGGTGCAGATAAATTACCTGCATTAAAACGTGAGTCTATGTTTGTACAGTTACTAGAAGGTCTTTCTGCTGAAGAGGCAGAACTTTTAGTACTTGTTAAGGATGGTCAACTTAATAAAAAGTATAAGCGTATCACTAAGGCATGTATATCTGAGGCATTTCCACAGATAGAGTGGGGTGGTCGTGGTGGCTGAAGAAGTAAAGGAAGAAGTAAAGGAGGAAAAAAAGTCTCCTTCTAATTCTGGGTGTCATCTTCTTCATGAGGATTGTGATCCAACACTTGCAAATGATGTCAAGTTGCCTTATACTGCGTACATAGTAGAGTATACTAAGGAAGGACGGATTGCACATGACATAGTGATGACAGGTAAAGAGTCAGATCTATTTGATATGTACTATGACTTCTATAAGAAAGACTTTAAGTCTTTTAAACAAACTGAAGGAAGAGTTGCACCAAATTTATGGAAAGGATTAACACCCCAAAAAACAAAGTCATGAGTGTCTATACTAAACCTTCTCGACCAGAGGTTAAAAGAGAACTCACACCTGAAGAGGAACTTGGTAGGAAGATTGCCGTACAATTTATTTGGGACGTAACTTCTCCTATATTTTTAATGTTCCTATGGAATTGGATAATGCCTGGTCTATTTGGTCTCGCTACCATTGGATATTTAAAGGCATTAGGTATCGTTGTAATGTCTCGTATATTATTTAAGCATGACACAGCACAATAAAGTATGTTTAGTCTCTGTTACACCTGATGCAGAGAAAACTATTGGTTACATAGCGAGGGTTTCTAACCCCAAGAATCAAAAGAACCCCAAGGTGGGTGGTCTATTAAGGTATTGTATAGATCATGGGCATTGGAGCGTCTTTGAGCAAGCATTCATGAGTCTTGAGATTAGTACTACTAGAGGTCTCGCTGCACAGATACTGAGACACAGATCATTTACCTTTCAAGAATTTTCACAGAGGTATGCTGATACTAATCTATTAGCAGATGAAATTCCTCTTCCTAAATTACGTCGTCAGGATACTAAGAACAGACAGAATAGTATTGATGATGTTGATCCATTCCTTGTTAAGAAGTATCAGATCCTAATGGAGGAACACTTCAAACATTCAATGGAACTATACAATAAGATGTTAGATGATGGTATTGCTAAGGAGTGTGCAAGGTTTGTACTACCTCTATGCACCCCAACGAAACTCTATATGACTGGTAGTGTACGGTCATGGATTCACTATATAGATTTACGTTCTGCACACGGAACGCAAAGAGAACATATGGAGATCGCTGAGGCATGTAGGAGTCATTTCATTTGCAACTTCCCTATCATTTCTGAGGCACTAGGTTGGTGCCAAGGTGATGAATGTGATTGTGAAGATGTTAATTACTGGAATGATGTACAACCATGCGTTCGGATCGACTGAGACCATACACACCCAACAGAACTTTTCAACAATGCCTACGTACGATTTTATTAATAAGAAGACAGGTGAAATTACTGAGCTTGCTATGTCTATAAACGAGCTCGATAAATATAAAGAAGATAATCCAGATATGGAGAGGTATTTTGGTAATCAGATACCTCGTACAGTATATGGACAACCTAAACAATCTGATGGATTTAAGGAAGTAATGTCCAAGGTTCAGAAAGCACATCCAACTGCCAACCTAAGTCGTTTTACATAATGCCTAGAGCGAGAAAGAAAACCAACGGTAATGGGAATGGTAATCCTATCCAACCCATGTCTAAGAAGATGATGAAACGCAAGAAGCCTATTGACAAGTCATACATGACTGAGATTAAGCCTCTTACTGACAATCAAAAGGTTGCTTTTGATGAGTATAAGGCAGGAAAGAACTTGCTTTTACATGGTGCAGCAGGAACAGGTAAGACATTCATCATGCTTTACTTGGCATTGCAAGAAGTATTGGATGAGAATACATCTTATGAAAAGATTTACATTGTCAGGTCACTAGTACCTACTAGAGAGATTGGTTTCCTACCTGGAGATCATGAAGATAAGTCATACCTATATCAAATACCATATAAAAATATGGTAAGGTATATGTTCCAGATGCCTGATGAAAATTCATTTAATATGCTCTATGATAATCTTAGAGCACAAGACACAATAGATTTCTGGTCTACCTCATTCATTAGAGGTACTACATTAGACAATGCTATTGTTATTGTTGATGAGTTTAGTAACCTTAACTTCCATGAACTTGATTCAATGGTCACACGTATAGGTGAGGACTGTAAGATCATGTTGTGTGGTGACATTACACAGACAGATTTAACTAGAGAGAATGAGAAGTCTGGTATCTCAGACTTCATTAAGATCTTACAAGAGATGAAAGACTTTGCTTGTGTTGAGTTTGGTATCGGTGACATCGTTAGGTCTGGACTGGTCAGGAATTATTTGATCGCCAAATATAATTTGGGTTTTTGATTCCATATATTCGCAAAAAAATCTCGCCATATTTTTTGACCTCTAAGGTTTTTTATCATGTATACTATTGAAGATTTCATTGGGGTCTTTCCCAATGCACTAGACTCTAACTTCTGTAACGATTTAATTAAACACTTTGAGTATGTTAAAGAACATACTAGTTTTATACGTCCTAGACCTAATGATCCTTTAAAGATTTCTGATAACTCTCTTATCTTTAATGACTTTGCTTGGACTAATGATACTCTTATTGGATTGCACGATCAATTTAATAAAGCATTCTTTGATGCTACAAGAGTTTGTTTAGAATTATATAAAGAGAAGTATTCTATCCTGACACGTCCTGAACGGTCAGGAATTTTTGATTCTAAGGTACAGCGTACTTTACCTGGTGAAGGGTTCCATGAATGGCATGCAGAAGCAATGACAAGGTTCACTTCACCTAGGTACTTGACATATCAACTATATTTGAATACAATAGAAGAAGGTGGAGAAACTGAGTTCATTTATCAAAAGCGTCGCTTTAAACCAATACAAGGTACGCTTCTTATTTGGCCAGCAGCATTCACTCATACACATCGTGGCAATCAACCGCTAAGTGGACCAAAATATATCGTTACAACTTGGGAAGAATTTTTCTAATGCCATTTGAATTTATTAACACCAACATGAAAGAGCTCGAGATCGAGCCCATAAACAAAGATGGTGTTCGGTTTTATCCTATTCCTGGTGCTGATAAATACTATCCGAGTGTTACCTCAATCACATCGTTTAAGAACGCACAATTCTTCGCAAACTGGCGGAAGAAAATAGGTGAAGACGAGGCTAATCGAATTACTGCTAGAGCAACACAGAGGGGAACAGCATTTCATTCCCTCACTGAAGATTATATGAAAGGTGAATTAGATATTAACAAGTACTTGGAAAATAATCCATTATCTGTTAGAATGTTTCAGTCGGCGAAGGAAACGCTTAACCGTATTGATAAGATTCACTGCTTAGAAACCTTTCTTTACTCACACTACCTCGGTCTTGCTGGTCGTGTCGATTGCATCGCAGAGTTTGATGGTGAGTTAGCAGTTATCGATTTTAAAACCTCAACCAAAGAAAAAAAAGAGGACTGGGTTGAACATTATTTTGTTCAAGAGACTGCATACGCAGCGATGTTCTTAGAACGTTCAGGAATTGAGGTAAAGAAAATTGTCACACTCATTGCGGTTGAAGACGGTTCTATTCAAGTGTTTGAGAAGTACAATCTTGATGACTATTTACAATTACTCAAGTCTTACATTGAAGAATTTGTTAGGGGAAAAAGTGATGCCTAAAGAAAACCTAGAGGATAAATTCTTAACTCCTACTAAATTCTCTGCAGAAATCGAGAGGTTAGTCCAGAAGAGTGAAGGATTAATCACTTACATAGAGGCAGTAGTAACCTACTGTCAAGAGAATGAAATTGAATTGGAAACTGTTCCTAAATTAATCTCTAAACCATTAAAGGAACGTCTTAAGCATGAGGCAATGAAACTCAATTATATGAAACAATCATCGAAAGGAGTTCTACCTTTATGACTACTAAGTTTTTTCAGTCAGAGCAGGTCCAAGAAAACCTGCATGATATCTTTAACACATATCAGGAGATAGCATCTGTTACTGCTGCTCTTCCTAAGATGAATAAGGAAGAGAAGATAGATCATATCAATAAGTGTAAGATGCTTATTGATAAGCAGAAAACTTTCTATACTAGACTAGTTCTTGCTGCCCAGTCAGGGGATGCTGAGGCAGCAGATATGAAGACAAGGATCAATGCCTTGTCTCAAGCGTTCGGTTATCAGACCTTAGCAGACTGCATGGATGCTATGATTGTAACCCTGGACAAAGCTGAAAAACAAGAGCTTGACCGAACCTAAATAGTATGCTACGATCATACAGTAGCATTAATACACTCAATACGGAGAATACAATTATGTCTTTTGCCTCATTAAAGAAGGCTTCCAAAGCAGGAAGTACCTTCGCTAAACTCACGCAAGAGATCGAGAAACTCAATCAGCCTCAGGGATCAGTCGGACAAGATGAAAGACTGTGGAAACCTGAGTTAGACAAAGCAGGAAACGGTTTTGCCGTTATCCGATTTCTTCCTCCTCCAGACGGAGAGGAAATGCCTTGGGCAAAAATCTGGTCACACTCTTTCAAGGGACCTGGTGGTCAGTGGTACATCGAGAACTCTCTTACTACATTAGGTAAGGATGATCCCGTTGGAGAACTGAACAGAGAACTCTGGAATAGTGGACGAGAGACTGACAAGGCAACCGCTAGAACACAAAAGCGTAAGCTTTCATATTACTCCAACATATATGTTGTGAGTGATCCAGCACACCCAGAGAACGAAGGTAAGGTATTCCTTTACAAGTATGGTAAGAAAATCTTTGACAAACTAGTCGAAGCAATGCAACCTGCTTTTGCAGATGAAACACCTTTAGATCCTTTCAATTTTTGGAAAGGTGCTGACTTTAAGGTTAAGATTCGTAAGGTAGATGGATATTGGAACTATGATAAGTCAGAGTTCGCTGCACCTTCTACGTTAGGTGACTATGATGATGCTACACTAGAGAATATCTGGAAACAAGCATACTCTCTTGCAGAGTTTGAAGCACCTAAGAACTTCAAATCATATGAAGATTTGAAGAAACGTCTTGAGTTAGTACTCAGAACTTCCGCACCAGCACGTGCTGTAGTCTCTGAAGAAGACGAGGCAGTTACCCCTCAAAACTGGGGTAAAGAAGTCAGTGACTTCAGAGAAAAAGCAGTTGCTTCTTCTCCAGTAAATGATGAAGAGGATACTTTATCTTACTTCGCTAAGTTAGCAGAAGAAGACTGACACTTGACAAACTGGCACAAAAGGGGGGTTTTCATACCCCCCTTTATGCTATAATTACTACATAATAAAAAAGGATCCTATGAAATTCGCACCGCTGTTGCTAGTTCCTTTCCTTGTTGCACCAGTTCAAGCGTACGAGGGAATAGGGGATCGCAGCAATCAAAGAGCATATCAAGATGCTCAATCAACTAATTGGTTCACAAGAACTTACTCACCACCTGAAGGACAGTTTGCAGACAGGTATGAAAATAGAAGGTGGAGAGCAAACAATGATTATCAGAGAGGATACTCTAACGAAACAACTTGCTTCCGTGATGAGTACAGAGAAGAGTATGTTCCTGGTACAAGAAATGATCCAGGATATATAAGGACTTATTCAGAGCAAGTGGAAGTACCTTGTCGTGGAAGAAGACCTACCGTAATACGTGAGAGAACACCGTCACCTGATGGTAATGAGTGTAGTGAAGGAGCAATCCTTGGTGGTATCTTAGGTGGAGGTGCTGGAGCAGCACTATCTCAAGGAGATGGTCGCTGGTGGGCAATTCCTTTAGGAGTAGTTACAGGTAGTGTCATAGGATGTGACATTGATGGAGGGTAATTATGTCAGAAGAAGACATCCGTCGAGTATCGTATACAAAAGCTGAAGTAGATCAAATGATTGCTGATGCTCTTGCAGAAGCTCGTGCCATAGATGAAGAGTCAATGAGACAGCATAATTTTAAGGCTACTATCATTAGTATGATCCTTGGTTTTATTTGCCTTGCTTTATTCGTTGATGGTTTGTTACGGATCTTGGGTATTATCCCTCCATTTATGGACTTGGATGTTAATGTGATCGATGATATTATAGATAAGGTTGAGAGTGATGTAATGCCACTCGTGCAACAAGGAGCAAAATACATACCAAGGATATGATTTTTTTAATTTCAATAATGTCATTTGCAAACTTTGTATTCTATCCTCTAGTGATAGGAACTATTGTTGCAGTGATTATAGAACAGATCTTTAGAGCAAGGGGTAGTGAAGACGATCCCAAGGCAGTAAGAAATGTTATGGTCTCTATGGGTATAAGAAAGTACCTTTACAGACAAGCATGGATCTTTAATTTAATATGGTTCTTTGCTTATATTATTCTCATGTTTACTGTAGGCAGACAACAGCCAGCAGCAATGCCTGATTTAATTTGGCAAGGTTGATATATTATTCAACTTTTGATTCCCAGGAAAGCGCAAAAAAAACTCGGCAATTTTTTCGATAAAAAAGGTTTTTTACAAAATGACAGACAAACAGACAATTACATTCAAAATTAGACAAGACGGAATAGTCGAAGAAAAGGTCGAAGGGGTAAAAGGTGATATTTGCGAAAATCTCACTAAAGACCTTGAAGCGAAACTCGGAGATTTAACCCGCAGAATTCATAATTCGGAATATTACCAAAAACAGGAAAATGTCACACTTCAGCACAATCAAAACCAAAATTAAAGACCGTAAAGCACTATTACAGGCACTTATGTTAATGGGTCATCCTGTGATGGTTGATGAGAAATTAGAGAATCCCTCTAATCATGAACATGAGGAAATTTCCGTCAATATCGCTATTGGGAAGGATATTGGGTTTCGTTGGAATGAGGTTACGCAAAGTTACGAACTCGTAACAGATCTTCAAACTTGGGATCAACCAGTACCTGTTGAGAGATTTTTACAGCAAGTATCCCAACAATATGCTATTGAGGCAATTGCTGCTGCTGCAAGGGATGAAGGGTTTGATGTAGAAAGTCAAACAGTTAACCCAGAAGACAACTCTGTAGAAATGGTTGTAACTCGTTGGGTATAAAGAAAACCTTAAATGGATAATTAACTATGCAGTACGATGAAATTAAATCATGGTACGAACTAGAACTCCAGAATGAAAAACTTGAATCAATGCTAACAGTATATCAAGACCACATCGAGGAACTAGAGGAAGAGAATAAGCTCTTACAAGAACAAGTAGCTTTTTTAGAGAAGCAACTTGAGTATGAGACTATGGGTCTTCCCCAAGACGATTAAACAGTTACAGTTTCACTCGCAGTAGTTGTTGCTACTCCAGCGGTACTAGTCGTAGCACTAGGACCGTAATCGTATGATGTTACTACTCCAATTTCATTGGATCTACTAATACTACCTGTAACATAACCAGACACATCTAAGAATCTTTGCGCCACATTCATTGGCGTTTTTTTATGTCCAAATTCATCTAATTCTGAATGAGGTTCATAATCGACCAATTCTTCAAATTCGGTAGTTACGAGTTCAAACATCCAAGAGTTAGGGATTTGAATTTGTCTTTTTTTCTCATTTAAGTAATATTCCCATTCATAATTGGTTAATGGTGATCTTGATTCTGCTGCTGTTTTAGTTACACCATCTGGTGTTAAAACACGGTATGAATCATTAACTTGTATACCACTTTTAACTAATACAATATCATTCCAGAGAACTTCATTTGTTTCATAATGATGGATAGCTTCTGGATCAGTATAAGTAGCATTTACATAATCTATTAGACTTTGATGGTCTTTTGGCCATTGACCATAGAAATCTGTGATATTATTGCATAATAGGATTACCCAATCATAGAAAGAGTTATCAAATGCTGCATATGCTATTTTATCTGGAGTTTCACCATCACCGATAGAATAAGCTTCAAATCCATTAGTGTATTGGTCAAGATCTTCTCTTGTTTTACACCGTCTGAATATATTTTTAACCAGTCTGTATTTAAAGGATTCTGTATCAGATATTCCTTCGCCAATGTATACGTCTGGTAGTAAAGAAAAGTACATTAGAATCCGTCTTGTATATCTTGCTTGTTTATTAGCCTTGTTTCAGTAAATTGTAATGCCAGTGTAATTGCTGGTACATTTATTTTATCTCCCATAATGGTTTTAAATGATGTATATTGACCATCAGGAGTGTAATTAACACCAACACCTGTACAGAAAGAAGGGTGTATTTTAAAGTGTAAGTCTTTTACATTTGCTGGTTCGTCTCCAGTTACTTTCATTCCACCTTCACCTTTCCACCAAGAAGTAGAAGCATTGGGGTCTGCACGAATCATTCTAATATCAAAAAAGTCTGGGATTTTAAGCCATCTCTGTGATTTACCAGTTCCTGTTAATTTATCTCTTATTGCATCTATATTTTTTTTATCATCTTCACTAGCACCTTTTTTATAACCATCTCCAATATCCTTTACACCTAACATACCTTTAATTGTTGTCTCTGTACCTTTTTGAACTTCTGGAACAGCACCCATTTTTACCCATTTGATAATATCATATATCATTTCTGCTTCTTTAGCACTACGAGCAAGCATTTTAAAATTAAAACTATGTGTTCTAAATGCCATCGAATTAAATGTCTGTTCAGCAAATGGATTGAATACTCTTCCTCCCTGTAATTGTTGGAACGTATTCATATCAAATTGCCCACCAATTCCTAGAGCACCAGAAAATGATGTTATAAGACTAGTAAGTGTTGAGGTTGCAAATTCTGGTGCTATCGCTCCTGCAGCATCTCCTACAATTTTTGCGAGACTGCCCATGTCTCCTCCACCACCCCAGTTACCCAAAGCATCCATAGCAGCCATACCACCGACACCTATATCCATTCTCTTATATCCTGCTTGATATTGAGTAGATAATTGAGGTGGCATGGCAAGATAGCATACACCATCTACTCTTTTCTTCTTTATTGCTCCTCTGTTTGCTCGATATGCTGCAGCACCTGTAGTGCTAACTGCATCAGGTGCTGTTCCGCCAGAAGTACTTTCAACGAAATTAAATGTTGATGGTTTTTTTCCTTCATGATAAGTTCTTGATCTCTTTAATACTAAGTAATCTATTGCTTCTGTTGGTGCTTCAGCAGATTTATAGAAACTACTAGGATATTGTCCGTCAGCATCCGAACTGTTGCCCATCGAAACTGGAGGCTTTAGAGGATATCTGTAAATAGTATTCGCCACTTATTACCTAAATACTAAGGTGATCTTTATTTATTTATGCGGTCTAAAAGGTATTTACAAGGTAAGTATCGTTTGAGAGTCCCTTATAAGTATAAGGGTGATAGAAATAATGTTATTTTTAGATCGTCGTGGGAATATAAATTTATGTTATGGTGTGATAATCCTTCATCACCAGTGGAGGAATGGGGTAGTGAAGAGATTGCTATTCCATATATCAGTCCCGTTGATGGTAAACGTCATAGATATTTCCCAGATTTTTATGTCAAAGTAAGAGGAAAGAAATATCTAGTAGAAGTTAAACCCTCTAGGCAGACTAGAGAACCCAAAACTCAGAAAAAAGTGACAAAAAGATATATTACTGAGGTTGTTACATGGAGTGTAAATAAAGCTAAATGGAAAGCAGCACAAGAGTTTTGTAAAGATTATGGATGGGAATTTATGTTAATTACCGAAAAAGAGCTTAAAGTATAATGTTAGGTAGTCTTGCTAATTTAGTAACATCACTAGGAAGAGAGGTAGGTCAGATATCTGACACCCTTGTAGATCTTTCTAGGAGGGGTAGTTCTGGCGTACCTAGAGCATCTACTGCTAGGTATAACTCTTTACAAGAGTTTCAAGCATTTATGAGAGAGGAGGATAACCATCCCAGTTACACTAACCTCTTTACATTGCAGATTGCAACTCCACCATGCCTTACAAAGAGATTTTTAACTAATAAGTTTGTTGCAGAGA